TAGACGAATTTGAAGTTGAAGGCGAAGATGATCTTGATGACGGACCAGCAATGGGCGGTGATCCTACAGACGGCATGATGAACGATATTGCTGACATGGGCGAGCCAGAAGGTGAAGAAGATCCTGAAGGAGAAGGCGACGTAGAAGATAGAGTTGCTGATCTTGAAGACGCTTTAGACGAACTTAAAGCAGAATTTGAAGAAATAATGAATGGCGAAGGCGACGAAGGCGACGAAGGCGAAGCTGACGGCGACGAAATGTCAGATGATGATGCAGACATGGAAATGCCAGCTGATGGAGAAGAAGCTCCTGCAGATGATATTGAAATGGAAGCAACTGATGAAGAAGTTGAGGAAGAGTCAGATGAAGACTTAACTCCGACAGAGCAGATGCGTGAATATGTTGAAAAAGTAACAGCTAAAATGGGCGACAATGGTGCAAGCACTAAGTCAACTGTAGCTGGTGCAAACAATATGGGCGGAAATGCTGGAAACTTAGTACAAGGCCAAGAAGCTGACACTAAAGGTACAACAGGCGGACTAGCTGCAAATACTTCTAAAGAAGAAAATGCAGGCAACGTTAATGTTCCTGGAGGCAAAGCATCTAAGTCATTAAAAGGTACTAAAGGCCATGGCGCTGAGAAAAAAGGCCAAGGCGATACTGCTACTAACAAGAAATCAATTATATAATTGTTAGTTAAATTAAGGAATAATGGATGATACAAAATCTAGCTGAGGTACTGACATTCGACCAAGCAAAAATAGTCGTTGAGTCTGCCAATGAAGGGAAAGACTTGTATATGAAAGGTATTTGTATACAAGGCGGAGTACGCAACGCTAATAAGCGTGTGTATCCTGTGAACGAAATTGGTAGGGCTGTCAAAACTCTCAACGATCAATGTGCAGGAGGATATAGTGTTCTCGGCGAAGTTGATCATCCAGAAGGACTTAACATTAATTTAGACCGCGTAAGCCATATGATTACAGAAATGTGGATGGATGGACCAAACGGTTACGGCAAATTAAAAATATTACCAACTCCTATGGGAATACTAGTTAAAACAATGCTTGAAAGCGGAGTTAAACTTGGTGTATCCTCTAGGGGCTCTGGTAACGTATCAGAAAGCGGAAATGGCGAAGTTTCCGAATTTGAAATAATCACTGTGGACGTTGTGGCTCAGCCTAGCGCCCCTGGTGCATATCCTACACCAATTTATGAAACATTAATGAATGCACGTGGGGGAATGAAGGCTTATGAATTAGCACAGGCAACAAAACACGATACTAAGGCACAAAAATACTTAAAAGAATCTCTGATCAATTTGATCAGTAGACTCCAATAAAAGGAGGAATAAACATGTTGGATGCACTAAAAACACTTTTTGAAAACGACGTTGTTTCAGACGAAGTGCGCCGAGAACTTGAAGAAGCATGGGATAGTAAGATTAAAGAAAATAAACTTGCTGCTACTGCTGAACTCCGTGAAGAATTTGCTCAGAAATATGAACACGATAAGTCAACTATGGTTGAAGCTATTGATAGTTTAGTTACTGAGAGATTATCAGAAGAAATGAGAGAGTTTACAGAAGACCGTAGACAACTTTCAGAAGCTAAAGCAAGGTATGCAGTAGCAATGCGTAAAAACGCAACGGTACTAAAAGGCTTTGTAATGGAATCACTTAAAAAAGAAGTGACTGAACTACACGAAGAACAAAAGGCAATGGCTAACAACTTTTCAAAACTTGAAGAGTTTGTAGTCGACGCACTAGCCAACGAAATATCTGAGTTCTACGAAGATAAAAAAGACTTAGCTGAAACTAAAGTAAAACTTATTAAGAACGCTAAGACGCACTTGAATACTGTTAAAGAAAACTTTATTCAAAGAAGTGCAAAAGCAGTATCTAATACCGTTGATAAAGCACTGAGAGGTGAAATTACACAACTTAAAGAAGATATTGACACTGCACGTAAAAATGATTTTGGACGTAAATTGTTTGAAGCATTTGCAAATGAGTATCAAGGAAGTTATTTAAATGAGAAATCAGAAACTTCTAAGTTACTAAACGTTGTTAATGTTAAAGACAAGCAGTTAGCCGAAGCAAGAGCATTTGCTGTTAAAGCAAAGAGAGTTGTTGAAGCACAAGAAGTTGCAAAGAAACAACTTGTTGAATCTGCAAAGCGTAAAGAAATTATGCATAGCTTGGTTGCACCATTAAGCAATCCACAGCAAGCAATTATGAAAGACTTACTGGAATCAGTTCAAACTACTAGACTACAATCACAGTTTGAAAAGTATCTACCAACCGTTATTGACGGTGATGCACCAGAGAAAGCTAAAAAGGCTAAACTAACAGAAGGCAAAGTAATTACAGGCAATAGAGAAACAGTTCAAACACCAAACTCAGTGGACGATTCAAATGTTATTGATATCAAACGTCTAGCTGGAATTAAATAAGGAGATAATTATGTCAGAACTACTAGAAAGTCGCTGGCAGGAAACCAAAAGTGCATTACTTGAAGGCCTTAACGGCACAAAGAAAAGCGTTATGGCAAGTACACTCGAGAATACTCGCAAGTACTTGGCAGAATCCGCAGGCACTGGTGCAACTTCCGCCGGTAATATCGCAACACTTAACCGTGTTATTCTTCCAGTCATCAGACGTGTGATGCCAACCGTTATAGCTAACGAATTGGTAGGCGTACAACCTATGACAGGTCCCGTGGGTCAGATCCACACACTTCGCGTTCGTTATTCAGAAACAACTAACGATGCATCTGCAGGTAACACAGATACAACTGCAGGCGAAGAGGCACTTAGCCCGTTCAAAATTGCTGAAGCATATTCAGGTGATTTAGCAACTGCTAAAGCAGCTAACACTGCAGCCAAAGAAGGAACTGCTGGACGAAAAATGTCCATTCAGATCATGAAGCAAACTGTTGAAGCTAAGTCACGTAAGCTATCCGCTCGCTGGACTTTTGAAGCAGCACAAGACGCACAATCAATGCACGGTATTGATGTTGAAGCAGAAATTATGGCTGCTTTGGCTCAAGAAATTACCGCTGAAATTGATCAAGAAGTATTGCAAAGCCTAGTTACACTTAGTGGAACAGCTGCACAAACTTATGATCAAGCAGCAGTATCCGGTACAGCTACTTTTGTTGGTGACGAACATGCAGCTCTTGCAGTTCAAATTAACAGAGTATCAAACTTGATTGCTCAGCGTACACGTAGAGGCGCAGGTAACTGGGCTGTTGTTAGTCCTTTTGCACTAACAATTCTACAGAGTGCTACAACTTCAGCATTTGCACGTACTACTGAAGGTACTTTTGAAGCACCAACTAACACTAAGATGGTTGGAACTTTAAACAGTGCTATGAAAGTATATGTTAACACATATGCAGCTGACAGTGCTCCGGTACTAATCGGTTACAAAGGTACTAGCGAATCAGATGCAGCAGCATTTTATTGCCCATACATTCCATTGATGAGTAGTGGTGTAGTATTAGATCCAAGTTCATTCGAGCCAGTCGTATCATTTATGACACGTTATGGTTATGTTGAGCTTTCTAATTCAGCATCGTCACTTGGTAACGCAGCAGATTACTTAGGTAATGTTGCAATTACAGATGGTAACGTTAGCTTTAGCTAATATAGTATATTACTTACTAATTAAAATAGGGCCTTTCGGGGCCCTATTTTTTTAGTATTATTTTTTAATTATACTATAAATACATTGTCGGAGAGAGAACCTCGATGATGAGGACTTATGCGGAATCCCCCGCGTAGACCTAGAACGTCAACTTATTAAGGAGAAAAAAATGGGAAGACCAATTAATAAAAAACATATCGGAGATGGCACTGGAAAGATCCAGGTAACAGCAGTGAAATTTGCAGCAGGCGGAGAAATTCTAACTGAAGCACATATTATTTCACAGCGTTCAACTAACAAGTTTAAAGTTACTGACGGTTCAAAAACTGAAGTTGTTACACTAGTTAACAAATCAATTGGCGGATTAGGTGCAAGTGAATTTAGTATTAACGTTGCAGACAGTGCAGGTGTTACTAAGCAAGTTACTAAACTTCGCAATAGAACAATGCAAGTTGAAGGCACAGCAAATGCTAAGTGGGCTAGAAGTGCTACAGGTACTTCAACAGCAGTTGAAAAAGTAATCACAGGTGCAACAGCAGCTAATCCAGTTGTTATTACATCTAACGGTCACGGACTTGCAAACGGTACTAAAGTATCTATATCAAAAGTAGTTGGTATGGTTGAGCTTAATCTCGAAACTGCATACACAGTAGCAAGTACTGCAACAAACACTTTTGCACTAAGTGGTATTAACGGTGGAGCATTTACTGGATATACATCTGGTGGTGTTGTAACAGTAGCAGCAGTTGAAACTGGTGGTATTGTAGTAGACGCACAAGCATCTTAATATAACATCTTAACAAAGATTATTAAAAGGCTCGCCCTTCAGGCGGGTCTTTTTCTTTTACTCCCAATGATAAATACAATATAAGAAGAATATAGGGAATAATAATGTCTAAGTATTTAAGAGTAGGAAACGGCGATTATCACATCTCGGTAAAAGATGGAGCAAGAATTATCCTGGATACCACAGGTGGTTTATTAAACAATGCCGGAAAAGTTTTAATTACAGGAGACTTAGAAGTTAAAGGTGATACTACAACAGTAAATTCTACTATATTAACTGTTGCTGATAATATAATTGTACTTTCTAAAGATAATATTGCTGCAGGACTTCCTGCCTCGTTAGGTTATAGAAGTGGTATTGAAATTGAAAGAGGCTCAGTTAGTAATGCATTTATGGTGTATAACGAGCAACTAGCTTGGACACTTGGAGGCACATCAGGTACAGGCACTTGGACTTTTG